GTGGTATTGGCGGCATGTTGGCGACCACCATGACCAATGGAACCAGTGGCACGATGGGGATGGCGGGGAGCCTTGCTGGTGCCGGCCTTGGTGCCGGAGCGGGGGCACTCTTTGGCGGCCCGGCAGGTATGGCTGTTGGTGCATTGGCAAGCACGTTGCTCGGCGGGATAGGCAGCAAGGTTGATTCTGGTGTTTCCAAGGGCAAGGACGAGATCATTCAATACTCGAACCTTCGTCATGCGTTAGGCGCGACGGTTACTGATTTCGGCGAGCTTAGGGATACGGTAAACCAATTCACTGCCGGTCTGGGGTTGTCTTATAATGAGGCGGCATCATTGGCTACGGAGTTTGAAAAGACTTCCGCTATCATTGCTAAACACGGCGACGAGATAGGGAAGGAAGTTGGCTCATCGGTTGGGTTTGCTCGAAGCTATGGTATTGATCCGAGTCAAGCCGTTAAGTTTTTCGCTTCCATGCACCACTATAAGCAGACACACGATCCACACGAAACCAAGAAGATGGCGGTGATGATTGCAGAGGCAGTGGGTCGTGGTGGTGATCAGCTGGAGATGGGCAAGGTGCTGTCTCTGATTACGTCGTTTGTGCATTCATCCACACAGGCATCTCTAACGAAGGCAAACACGGAAAGCTTTGCGTCATACATGGCGGCCATGACCGGGTCGCACTTGCCGGGCATGAAGAGTGATCCGGGGAATGCTGCGAACGCACTTGGTGCTGCCGATGCCTCATTGCGTCGCGGTGGTGGCTTTGGTTCCGCATCACAGAACTTTTCACTTGCCGAGTGGCAGAAGCGTATGCCGGGGTTCGGCGCACTTGATATGGAGTTCATGAATGAGCAGGGGGCGATGGGAACAATAAGCCGCGCCTTTGGTCATCATAGTCCGGCTGACGAAATGGCACGCAACCGAGGCGACGATGCGAAAAGGGCGCAGTATTCTGGTTGGGTGGCGAAGGCAAAAAAAGACGGCGACAAGACAGTCATTGAAATGCAGATGGAGGCTTTACAGCGAACCTATGGCGGTTCGACTACAGGATTCACCACTGCAATACAGAAGCATTTTGGCGTAAGTGGGGCGCAGGCGAGTGCGCTTTATTCTGGGTACCTAAACAAAGGCAGTCTGGGTGCATTGAGCAAAAAGCTGAATGGCGCAGGGATTGATGTTGAAAGTCTCTCTACTGGAAAAATTGCTGATCTTGCTGCGCTGGCTTCCGGTGGAAGTGGGCGGATCCGCACGCAGGGTAGGAAACTGTTGGATAGCGGAGAACTCAGCAAAAGTGAACAATCTTCACTGAAAGGGGTGATGGACTCTGGTTCTGCCAATGATGTGATGGGCATGGTGTTGCGCCTGTCAGCAAAAGCCGCAACGGACAAGGATATTGGTGAACGGCAGCGTGCCCTTCAGGCGCGAATGGCGAACTCATTGCAGGAGTTATCGGTTGGGCTGATTCCAGCAATGATAGAGGTGAAAGAGGGTATTGTTGCTCTTGTTCGGAAATTCACACCAGAGAGCGACTACATCAAAGAGCACGACCGTAAAATGTTTGAGCCTCAGCAGAGAATGCTGGATAATAAGCATGGTCGCGTGACCGGTGCCGGCAATATATTATCTGACTCAACCACCTTCAGCTTGCCAACCAATAGCGATGCTTCTTTTGACAACCTTGTTGTCGATAAAAAGTTTCTGGATAGATTTTCCGGCAGTAAGCATGCAGATAGTGCCGCCGGGAAAGCACCAACAATCGCCCAGAGCAAGAAGAGTAAAATACTTTCGCTTATGAAATCCGAAACAAGATATGATGATTTATTCAAGAAGGCTGCCAAGAAATACGGTGTCGATTGGCAAGATCTGAAACTCACGGCGGCGATGGAATCTGGGTTAAATCCTCATGCTATGAACCTGAATGCGAATGGCTCAACGGATCGCGGAATCATGCAGCTTAACTCTGATTATGATGATTCACGGGGTGTCTCTGAGCCATTTGATCCAGTTCAAAATATTGACATTGGTGCGAGGGTTCTATCAGAGGATATAAAGGCAGCAGGTAATATGCGAGGTGGTTTCCGTCGGTATAATGGTTCTGGTTCGGCTGCGGCTGCGTATGCTGATAACATGATGGATATGCGAAGTACCATGCAAGATGGTCGTGTTCCGGGTGGCCTTTCTGGCACGGCAACCAAAGAGCAGGTTGTGCGAGTTGTTGTTGAGGGGAGCATTACCGAAAAGACCCATTCTGGGGCTCCCACTGGCCGCACAGCGTTGATTCATGGCCACGGTGCCCCTGTTCCCGCAGGAGGCCACTAATGCGCGTTTACGCGCCGAGTATTAAGGTTAGATTGATTAAGTCTTCGGCAAGAACGGAGTTGGCTCCGGGTGTCCCTGTCGCTAAGAGGTTTGCCGACCTAACAGAGATTAACCTTACGCCCTTCCTTGGTGAATCTGGTACCGTTACAACAACGAAAGGCGTGCGAAATCCGTCTGGAACCTTCTCAATCACATTTGCCGATCAGGCGCACCCAAGGCTTCTCGATACGGTTTATGCCCTGATTGAGCCAATGGATATGGTGGAGATCCGCTTTGGTAACAAGCCGGGTGAACACAACAATCCGCCTGTTGTAATGCGTGGCCTTGTATCATCCATTATGCGTAATGAGATAATGACAGGCGAAAAGCCCATTCGGACGATAACGGTTGGAGGCAAAGATTTTGGGATGATTCTTGAAATCAACATGCTCTACTATATAAACAACTCTATCGTTGGTGATAATTTTCTTACGGAGTTTCAGTTTTTCCAGAAATATAAGTCATTTGGCGAGCCGAGAAACCTCCCTGCAAATGATTTTGTAAAGCTGGTCGCTTCATCGATAATTGGGAAATACCTTGAGCGGTTCAATCAGTTCAATAATGGGCGGAAGTTGAGCGCAAAGACTGTCAGTAAATGGGTTGCTGATACGAGCATATCTGGAGTTGTTTCCCCGTGGTCAATTGCACAGCATGATAATGTATCGCTTTATTCCATGCTTCACGACGTTCTGGATATTGGCCCGTTCAACGAAATGTATGTTGAGGATAGACCTGATTCGATTGCACTTGTAGTTCGCAAGAATCCTTACATGGATATTGCAGGCACTCCGGTTCAAGGGGTTAAACCTGTAAACGTAAATGTTGATTCTTTAGATATGGTTGCGCTTAATGTGACCCGTACAGATGCCGGTGTTGCCAACTTTTTCTGGGTTGTAAGCAATGCTTGGACAATGATGTTGAATGAGCAGGCGAAATCGGCATCATCAGTTGGAGCCGCGAGCACATTTATTAAGTTCAATTATCTAAACTCAGAAGCTGGCCGGTTCGGGATCCGGAAGATGGAGGTGCAAACGAACCTCCTTCCTGCCGACGGATTCACCACATCTGATTCGCAGTCATCCACCCAAATTGACAATAGTGTGGGTGCGGTTGATGCATGGATTTCTGATCGGCGACGGATTCTTTCTGAGCAAAATAAGGACAATTCAGTTTTTGAGCATGGATCCATACGGCTGCGTGGGAACACTGATATAAAGGCTGGCGTTCAGATTACGCTGACGCGGGGAAAAGCTGTTACTGCGACTTATTATGTGTCTGAGGTCACTCATGAATTCAGTGCGTTGAAGTCATTCATTACGACGGCCACATTGGAGCGGGGGACAAGCTACAAGGCGCACTTGCAGAGTGATCACCCGGTTTATCGTCTTGAAATGGAAGCTGGAGGCGTAAAATGAACACAACCCTTGCTCGCGTTGTTGGAGTACACCCGGAGTCGAATGCTGTCGATATTGAAATGATGATCGATAACCGAAGGATTCCCGGTGTTCAGGTTGGTAGTGGTTCCGCCGGCACTGATTGTGGTCTAGCTGATCTATCTGAGCCGACGTTCACCGAATACGGCAAGGGAAACAGCAAGACGAGGGATATTTATGCCGTCGTGACTTGGGTGCATGATTTCCCAATCGTATTGTGTTTTTTGTTTCCTCAAGTTTCTGAGTGCCTTTTCCTTGAGAAAAACTTCCGTGTAAACCGTCATGCATCCGATGTTTACTCGACTATTGATGCCAATGGTAATATTGAGGTTTGTCATCCGTCTGGAGCCTATGTTCGTTTTGGGGCAACCCCTGACCATGTTGATTTAACTGGAAAAGACTATGATAAAAAATGGAAAATAAAACGTAATACTGACAAGCCGGTTCATATCCATGTTGGGCAGGCTGGCGGTGTTGCCTCGGTCAATATCTCTCCAAGCGGGCAGATTGATGCGGTATCTTCAGTTGGGTTTACGGTAACTTCTCCGTCCAACGTGATTAATGGACCGCTACATGTGACAGAAAACATAACAACACCGGGTGATGTGATTGCAGGCACGATAAGCCAGAAACATCACACCCATCCAGACCCCCAAGGTGGCTCAGTTGGATCTCCGCAGTAATTGCCCGGTTTTGGTCGTGACCGTACCTTGATTGCATGGCGACCGGAAATCAGAAGGCCGAAGCAAGGCCAATATCTTTCATACTTCACAATCTAGCAACAGGGGCAAGCCCCGTTGAGTTGAAGCTTGTGATCCGCCCGGAAGATTTATCAGTCCCGTATCAGTCACGCATTACCGCCAACCAGACCATGGGTGGTGTTTGGTTGGACGATTTTGGAAGGGGGGTACCTTCGGTAAGTCTTTCTGGCCATACTGGCTGGGGTGCCGGTGCCCGGAAAAATGGCTTTGAGGCATACAAAGCCCTGCATAATCTGATTTTTAAGGAGTGGCACATACAGCGTGCCAGTGCTTTACGGCACGGTCTGGACGCTGACGATGTTAAGCTGATCTACGCGGATCATCTTGACGATATTACTTGGGTGATGGCTCCCAATACCTTTCTGTTGAAACGGAATAAATCGCGACCACTTCTTTCACAATATCAGATTTCGCTACTTTGGTTGTCCGATGATGTTTCAGATACAGTTGAGGCATTGGATGAATTAAATCGCAGTCGCTCAACAAACACAAATGAAATGGCGGCAGCTTCTTTACAGGTGTCGCTTGTGAAAATAAACGAAGCTAGGGCATCCGGAATGACCGCCAGTCTTGGTTCAGCCCAGCGAGAATATGACAATCTACTCACTCTGACTAGCACCACACTGGAATCGGTCAACACTTCCCTTGCCACTGGTTTGAGCGTCATGGAGGCGACGAACAGAAGCGTCTTTGATGTTGCGACCAGACTTACAAAAGCGGTTTTAAACATAACGAATACGTTAATTTCAACCATAGCCTTTCCTCAAATTATGATGGCGCGTTTTTTGCGGTTAGCATCGTCACTAAGAAATGCCTATTGCCTATTGAGCAACGTGCTTTCTCAGCAGCAGACAATTCCGAATTACGCTGGCCTTTATGGCTCTTCAAACTGTTCATCAACCGCTGGTGGCAGCCCTGTATCAATATATGATACAGCAAACCCATTTTCTGCGATCCAACCGAATATTCAGCCGGCTTCAATGATTTCCGGCGCGGCCAGCAATGCACTTTCTGGTGCCGGCGGAATTGACCCTGTCCTTAATCCTATAACGACAGATGATGCGTCCCGGCTGATGGGTACAGTAAATTCAGGTGTAACGCCGGCATCTAACCCTTCGACGGGGACTTCTGTGAGCGGTGCGACAACCAAGATTCCCAACATTCGTATTGTTGAGGTTCAAGCTTGGGATAATCTTAGGAGCATAGCCTTACGCGAGCTTGGTCATTCTGGGCGGTGGACTGAGCTTGTACTTCTCAATAAGTTAAAGTCTCCGTATATCGCACTACAAGCTTCGTCTGGCGTTTTGGCTTTCGGAGATAACATCAAGGTACCATCTCCGGGTTCGATGATTTCAGCGGATTCTGACCCGGCGTATGTATATGGAACCGATGCGTTGGTGACGGGCGGAAAGTTGGTTATTGCCAACGGCGACCTTGCTCCAGTTTCTGGCGAGAAGAACCTGCTGCAAGCGATCAAGAATCACGTTACGGTAAGCAAGAAGTCGCTTGGTTTTCATCCAAGATATGGCTGCTTGGTTCACGATGTCCTTGGCGTAGTAAGCGGGCCAACAGCCGGGCAGCTTTCAGCATTTTACGTTCAATCTTCAATCCTTGAGGATTTGAGAATAGACAAGGTTACAAGCAGCACCGCTGAAATAGCAGGAGATTCAATCAAGGTGACAGCAGAGATAGTACCTGTTGCCGGTCGTCAGATTGACTTTAAGGTGGTCATATAATGGCATTTCAAATTAAGAATTTCACATCGATTGTGGCGGGCATGATCAACCATGCAAAGTCAACCCAGACGGTGCTTACTGACTTCAATATTGGTTCCATAACAAGGACTCTGATGGAGTCACCTGCAGTGGAAATGGAAGAGATTTACCAGCGGTTGTTTTACGGTTTACTCGAAGCAATCCCTGTCGCCACATACAATTCATTTGGCTTTGATACATTGCCGGCAACCAGTGGCTATGGAATGGTTACCGTTTCAGTCGCACCAGCCCTTGGCTCTGATATGCCAGTACCTGCCGGAACGATTTTCACAACGGCGGCTGGTGTGGAATATGCAACCGATGCCGATGCTGTATTTCTGGCTGGTGATGGATCCGCCACGTTCTTGGTTCGCGCAGTTGTACCCGGCCTTGCAGGGAATGCTGCTGCAGGAGCGATTGTTTCAAGTGGTATTTTCTCCGACCCAACATTTTCGATTGTTTCTGGTGTAATTTCAAGCGGAAAGGATATTGAGTCCGATAGTGAGAGAGCTGTACGGTTCGCAGATTTTATCTCTTCACTTTCCCAAGGTACTGTTACTGCGGTTCAGTATTCTGCAAAATCAGCAGTGTATGGTTCTGAGTATATCACCCGGTCAACAATCAAAGAGGGCGGAGGCCACGTTTACGTTTACGTCTATTCATCATCGGGGATTCCGTCTGCCGGTTTACTTGCGTCAGCACAGTCAGCAGTAGATGGGTTTACCGATCCATCATCTGGGTCTATAACCTTCGGTAGTCGTGCGGCTGGTGTTCGGGTTGACGTTCTCCCTATGTCGGAGGTTGTTGTGGACGGTTCATTGCAGATTGCTGTTCTTTCTGGGTATTCATTGGATGCAACCATGATAAACAGCCTAAGTACCGTTTACAGCCAATTCATATCATCTTTGGACTCTGGTGCGATATTGAATATTTCAAGCTTGATTGATTCGCTACTTTCGGTTGCTGGCGTTAAGACGGCTATCATGCCAAACACATCAAACGTAATAAGTGCTGATGGAGAGGTTCTTGTGCCCGGAACATTGACGGTAAGTGCGCTGTGAGTGCTGTTACTGATCGCCTGATAAACAATGTTCCATCGTCTATGCTGGCTCATGATCCAGAGCGTATTTTATCGCTTCGTGTGAGAAACCAGCAGGGATTGGTATGGGTCATTTCTGGCTACAATCTTACCATTCACAGTAACGTAGTTGGCTGGGATGGATCGATTGACTGGAATGGTTTCTATGCGTTTGGCGCGACCACAACCGAATATGATCTGGCCACACTAACAATTGGCCAGCTGTCTGATGCTCTCGTAGCCGACGGGCACTTGATTGCCTATTCAGACCCTTCTCTGCTTACCCTTTCTGCCATGGCGTTGATTGATGGTTCCGGGGATCAAGATTCATCCAACGGTGATCATTTGTATATCTACACCTCGCCATTCTGGACGCTGATGTCTGCATACGGTGAGGCTTTGACGATAGCAAATGCAGATGTTGATTTCGGACTTACTCAGATGGATTTACGGCAGTGCATTGGAGAATGGGCTGATGTTTGGGGTGTCCTGTTCGGTGTACCGCGACTGGTCAATGAGTTGGATGCTGATTATATCACACGAATTGTGGCGGAATCATTCCGGATTAGAGTGAGCCCACTCGCCATCGAAGATGCTGTTTTTGCTGCCACTGGAGTCCATGTCGTAATAGACGAGCCGTGGAAACGCATCTTTGAACTTGATGGTTCATCCTTATCCGGTGCTTCTGCGATGCAGGACGGTAACTATTTTACCTATCACGTTATTCAGCCAATATTCCCAGACGGAACCACAATAGCAGAGGTGGACTTGGGTGTGCCGGCAGTGCAGAGAAATAAAGCAGTGGGTGTTGATGTTTTCGCTCCGGTTGTTTCTTTCAATCCAAGATTTAACATTTTGACTGCTGGTATGCAGGTTGATAGTGCGCGAACAGATAAGCGTTCGTCGTGGACTTATTGGGAAAAATCAATGGTTCTAAGCAGGGATCTACTATCCGATCCGGGCACCGCACAATTAAATGATAGTATGATTATGTCTACGGTTGCGTTGTAGGTAGACATTGTCGGCGTTTGGTCGTGACTAGACAATCCAGTTCTGAATTCATTTTGGGGGATAAATGGCAACTATAGCAGAATCTGCCACATGGGATGTTGGCGTTTATCAGATTTCCGACAATGACAAGGTTCTTGGCGGTACTTCTGGTGTTGTTAATATGCAGGCATTATCACTTGTTAACCGTACTGCTTATCTGAAGGGACAAGTGGATTCGGTGGCTATAATCGCTGCAGATAGTGTAGCTAAGGCCGATTCTGTCATAGCCCAAATCGCATCCATTGAGGCGAGCGTGGGTGCAGTTGCCGCATCTGCAGCTGCGGCTCAACAAAGTAGTCTTGATGCCTCCGCAGCTAAAGCCCTTGCCCAGCAGTCCGAATCTGTTGCGACAGTAAATTCCACGTATGCGGCTGATCAAGCTGCGATTGCCGCAGCCTCTGCTATATCACTGACGGCGGCCAAGGACGCGGCACTATCTTCCAGCCTATCGGCATCTCAATCTGCGACCAGCGCGGCGGCTTCCGCAGCTTCTGCCTTAAACCACTATTCTTTCCGTGGCGCATGGAGCATTACTGGAGTTTATGCAAGGAACGATGCTGTTACTTCTGTCGTTACAGACTATGGTGTTTTCGGCTTTGTTTCACTGCAAGATGGGAATGTAAACAACCAACCGCCAATTGATGGTAGTTCAAATGTATGGTGGGGCGTTTATGCTGCTGGTGGTGCAGATGGTTTTGGTGATATGCAGGCCAGCAAGTACGACCCGAATGGCTTTGCTGTTGATGCTTTTGCGAGGTCTAACCATACCGGCGTAGTTCCTGCGTCAGAGGTGAGTAATATCCCTTCTGGGGGCGTTTCATCTACCGTACTGCAGGATGCGATCAATCAGCTTGATACAGGGATTGCCGGCAAGATGGATAGCGGCATGGTGATTGACGGTGGTTCACAACCCGTGAAGATTAAGCGTTCAGCCTCTCCAAACATCATTCCGCTAATTACAGATATTTCACTTGGTGAACTGATGATCAATACGTTTGACGGGAAGTTATATTTGAAGAAGAGTAATAATGGGACAGAGACTGTCGTCGAGGTTGGCGGCGGAGGCGTAGCGCAGGCTAACGCTCTGTCGGTTGCTTTAACTATGGTCTTATACTAGGAGCTTTATAAATGACAATTTCTACCGCAAGCCTAGAGACGGCCTTACAGCAAAAACTAGACGCTCTTTCTGTCGCTAATGCGAGTGACGAATTTGTGTTGCTGATTAAGGCTCTTGAGGCATTTAAGGCCGGCACAAGTTCTTCTGTTGCTGATATTTCTGCATTGCCGCCAGCGAACCTGAATACCGGTCGGCTTATTCATGTTCTCAACCCAAGTTCTCGCATATATTACTCGACAGGCGTTACATGGCAAAGCTTCGCAACGTCAGAGGCTCCGGTCTACATTAAGGGTGTTTTGGCATCGGAGGCTGTAGACCTAATCGATTACAATTTAATCACAGATGCTGTGACCGTTTCTCTGGATTACGGATTGATTACTGTCGCCCACACCGCGCAGACGAATTTGGGCGCGTTATCAATTCTGAGCCCCGGAATCAATGGCGATATTTACATCGACCCGGTGAATTATACGTTTACGCTTTATGATGGAGTTACTCGCGGTGGTGTAAAAACAGCGCGTGCCGACTTAAATAATATTGATTTTTACAACATGAGCGCATCGAAACGTGGATTTGTGCATCTTCTGAAGGGTACCAATACAACCATTCCACTTGGAACTCCAACGATAATTCCATTCAGTTCTGCCAAGCTTATTGATCCCCGTCTGGGATCTTTTGTGAACGGGACTTTTGTCACGAATTACAGAGGGTGGTTCAAGGTTGATATTCAGGGGATTTGTGACGGCCTGCTTTATGTCGGCTTTGGGGCAGACACTACCGGCCTAGACAGTTCGACCGTGATTGTAAGTCGAGCAACTGATTTTGCTGGGAGTGCGCTTGTGTATTTGGAGGTTGGCGAAGCCCTCAATGTCTATGGCATGAGTGTTGGCGTGGTAAACCGCACGATATTTGGTTACGATTACAATCACCCTGACTTAACTCGCTTGTCCATTGAATATCTTGGCTTAAATAACTAAAAAAGAAGGAGAAACTTATGTCTACTCAAGCAAAATTACGGAGAGGGACTACGCTGGAACATAGCACTTTTACGGGTGCTCTTGCTGAAATTACCGTGGACACAGACAAGAAGACTGTCGTTGTTCACGACGGGGTGACGGTTGGCGGTGCTGGCCTGTTGCGTTCAGATCAGGCCAGAGGCATGACACTGACGGAATATTTTTTAGTGAGCGGAACGTACACAATTGCTAACAAGCCGGGTCTTAAACGTATCCGGGTGCATGCGTATGGCGGAGGTGCCGGTGGAACAAATGGTGCGCCGTATGGTGGTGGCGGTGGCGGCCAAGGTGCTCATGGCTTCGTAGAGCTTGACGTATCCCAGCTTGCCACAAATACAGCAGTTACAATTGGTGCTGGTGGGGCAGCTTCAGCTGTGGGTGGGACAACCACGTTCGGCACGTTTATTTCCGCAGGTGGTGGGGTTGTCGGTGCTGCTTCTGGTGCCTATTATGGTGCTCCGGGAGGAAAGGGTGGCACAGCAACGGGAACCAACGTGATTGATCTTGGTTCTGACGCAGGCTCTCCTTGCCAGTATGCTTACCAAGCAGCCAACCGTGCCTGTGGTGGTTCTGGTGGTGGTTCTGGTGGTGGTGTCGGTGTAAATGGAGGAACAGGTTCTGCAGGTACTGGTGTGTCTGGTGGTGGCGGTGCTGGTTCTGGTCAAGCTGGCGTTGGTGGAGCGGGTGCGCATGGCCATGTTATGATCGAAGAAATTTATGGTGAGGTGTAAATCATGGTTATTGCGAAAGTAGTAAATGGTGCCATTGTTAATGTTGAAATGTGGCCGACGATGCCGAAGGGCAATGAGTATCATGATGTCACCGGCAAGCCCGGTGGGATCGGCTGGTTGCTTGATGCTAAGTCTGGTGTTTTTTATGAGCCCGCCCCATTTCCCTCTTGGAAGTTGAACAAGACTAATTTAACTTGGTCTGCTCCAAAACCAAAACCAAAGACTGGAATTTCCGAGTGGGATGAAACATCCCTTTCTTGGACAACCATTAAAGCACCCATTGCTTAATTCTACAAAAAATAATGGAAGCATTAAGTGGAAGTCGAGACAGATCGCAATTCATTCAATATTGTGGAAGGGGAGTGGTTGTGCTTTCTACTGTAGCCGCTAAGGCAATAGGTTCTACACTTGGAAGTTCTCTTGCGGTTGTTTTCAACAGCAGGGACTCCAACCCACTATTGATGGTGAAGCGTTTTATTATTGGCGCGATACTTGGGTTTATATTTGCCCCTATCGTGATTGATCATCTCGGATGGAAGCATGAGATGGATTATTGGATAGCATCAGCTACGCTATGTGGAGTGCTTGGATATTTATCACTGCAAATTGTGTTTAGTGATAAGATGCTGGCTCGGATATTTAAGTGAGTCCTATATTTGAGTTTAACCTGTTTGTGCTTGTGGTTGATACCTTAATTGGAGCGTCAGCCATTATTTTCCTCATGCATTGGTCTTCTCACCATCACATGTTATTTGTGCGCGTGGGGTTGTGGTTGGGTGCCATTGGACTTTTTGGCCAAGCGTATAGGAACGCGCAGTACATTCTATACTCCGAGTCACCAACGGATAATTCGTTAGTTTATTGGGTGTTAAAAGATGCTGCGTTGTGGGTAATAATAGTTTGTGCGATTTTGTATTCAATAAAGAAAAGTAGGGGGGTAAAATGAAGATAGCTGTATGTGCTGGCCACTATGCCGGCGCGAAAGGTGCAGACAACCACAAGTTTGGTTTGAACGAACACGATGAAGCGAAGCTGGTGGTTTCATTTCTGGTGACTATATTGGTAAATTTAGGTCATTCTGTGTCTGTTTTTTCCGGCGGATTAACCAAGAAGGTGAATAATATAAACAATGGCCTTTTTGATCTTGCCTTTGATATTCATTTCAATTCTGGCGGCGGGCATGGGTGCGAGGTTATGCATGTTCCCCACTCTCCCAAGCGGGCGCATCAAGCGGCAATCATGTCTTCTGTGATTGCGACTGCGCTTGGTTGCAGTAATCGTGGTTCGAAAGAAGGTTGGTGGCAGGGTGGAAAGCATCCGGGCACTTTACCTGATTTCTTTCTTACGGAAACGAATTGTCCTGCATTTATTCCAGAGTTGTTTTTCATCGATAATGATGAGGCTGTTGAAAAATGGTTTATTGGAAAGCGACATAAAGAGCTTGCGGAAGCGATTGCGGAAGCGATTGGTGCGACATTTAGTGATGTTTGATTATGAGTGACTTCAAGGCTCGTCTAGTTGACGAATACAGTGAACTCAATAATCGAGTGAATCTGCTGTCGAGGTTCATGCTTTCGGAAGGGTATAAAAACCTAAATGTTCTGGATCAGGAAGACCTGCTAGAGCAGCACAACCACATGAATGCTTACTTGTCTGTTTTGGTGCGGCGAGTAAGCCGAATTTGTGAATGTATATAATGGAGGTTTGATATGTTTGTTTTTGCAGTAATATCAGTGATAATTGGATTGATAGTCATTGGATATGCCTTTTTTCGTCATAATGGAACGGAAGATTATGCATTCTATTCATTTTTCATTATAGGGGTTGCGTTGCTGGCTGTTGGTTCTGTATCTGCAATAATTGGTTGGCTCATAAAGCTGACAAGTGGAGGTTAAAAATGAGTAATGCTATAGCTTTTTGGTTGAATTATTTTGGTGGTGCAGATATAGCATATGTAGCATGTTTCTCGATTGCATGCACTCAGGTTGTGAAGGTGATCTGCAAAGCGAACAAGATCGACAACCAACTACTGTTTAGGATGGTGAGTTATGCCACTGGTGTATTGTCCGGGCTTGAATTCCTTGGTGGAATTCATGGTGCAATGGTTGGATTTGCTGTTGCTGGTGCTGCATCGGCTGCCTATTTCGGGGTTAGGAGTTGGCTTGGTGGATCAGATGTCCCTTGGCGCAGGGCTATTGCTCACTACATGAGTGGAGAGTTGAAGTGATTTGGGTCAAGAATCACCTTGCTTTAATTGGTGGGATTCTAGCTGCGCTTGCTTTTGCGGTCATGGGCATGCAGAAGGCATCTGCAAAACAGGCGGCCAGAGCATCCGATTTAACGGCCTCGAACGCTCCTGATGCTGCATTGGCCAATGGTTCCCGTGAACAGGCTGTCGCGGCGGTACAGAAGGCCAACGAAGCCCAGCAAACTGCTGATCGCCACCATGAGGCGGCCAAGATTGCCGTCAAATCTGCTCTGGATACATCTGGAGCATCTGGGGTTGGTGATGATGATCTATTGGCGTACTTAAACAGACAATGAGATACATAGTTTTGGTGCTTTTGCTGACTGGTTGCGCTGCTGATCATACGGCACCAAGGCTGACAGAGGTAGATTCCCGTCCTTTTTTATCCGATGCTATTTCTATCGAAAACTATGCGCCTTTGGATATTGCGCCGTTATCGAAAGCAACAAGCATTAAGGATGCGGCAGTGAAGTTCGATGCAGAGCGTCGGGCTTATCGTAAGTCAACCCTTTCACTTGACCAAGCATTGAGCGCACAAACGCTGGTATCACAGCACCTAAAGGGCGCATTGAAGGCCACCGAGATTGAGCAGCGGGCAACCGAGAGAATGCTGATCCGTACAGACGAAGCGTTTAAGCAGGAACAGAAAACGGCGAAAGTGAGTGATTTCTTTCACCGTGTTATAGAGGCTGCATTGGCAATTGCTGTTGGTGTTGGCTTGTAGTCTGGCCTCCCGTCGGTCGTGACTGGATAGTTTGATAAACTGAGGATAAGGTGGCATATGGCGATATTGGTTGATTTGGGTCGGGTAGCAATGGCAGAAGCCATTAAGGTGCTGCCTCTTTTTATGGCTTGGGGAAACGGTGATGTTGGCTGGGATACGGTTCCGCAGGTAGAAAACATTTCTGATATTTCATTGGTGGCCGAAGTTGGTCGCCGGTCTGCTTCTTTTGTTGAATTTTGTACCCCGGATCCAGCCGGAAGTATAGTCGTACACTCTGGAATATATGCCCCTTCTGTAACGCCAACAAACAGTCTTCACATTGTCTTTAATTTCGATTTCTCTGATGGATTGAATGAGACAATAAGGGAGGTTGGTGTTTTTATTGGGACAACAATCAAGCCGGGGACACCGGGTAATTATTTTTTACCAGCTGATATATTGGATGCTGGTTCACTGATGTTGAGCGAGCACGTACAGGCTTTTGCTCGCAGTAATTCTGTTCGGCAGACCTTTGAGTTTGTCGTGAATTTTTAGGGGGCTGTTGTGCAGACTGGATACTATAATCGATTCAATCCGGATGATGAGTTTGAAAAGCATCTATTTATTGCCGGCAAAGCATTGCAGAGCGCAGAACTTAATGAGGTACAGGACTCCCTGTCGTTTCGATTAAAGTCTGTCGGTGATGCTATTTTCAAGAATGGTGATGTGATCCGCGATGCGCGAATTTCTGTAAATGTGACGACCGGGGACACCTTCTGCGAATCAGGTGCTATTTATCTGAATGGTGCTGTACGTGGAGTTCCTACAGGCTCACTAACCGTCCCTGTTGTCGGTTCTGTTACGCTTGGTGTTTACATTACCTCAACAGAGATTAATAGCGCAGCAGACTCAACGCTGCTTGATCCCGCAAGTATTTCCAGAAACTATCAGGAGGCCGGTGCCGCACGACTGAAGATGGCCACCGCTTGGGGATATGATGGCGATGGCCAGACTGGAGACTTCTACCCTGTATACACCATTCTTGATGGTGTTCAGCTATCTAAGAGCGCACCACCAACGTATGATTTATTTTCCCAAGCTTTAGCCTCTTATGATCGAGATTCTGCCGGCGGCACATATATTGTTGATGGGATGGGTGTGAGTCGGTTGGCTGACCTCCCAGATGGGCGGCAGGTTTATTCTGTAGCTGAGGGTAAGGCGCGAGTGAATGGCTATGGAATTGATCAGCCGACAGGTAAGCGTTTAATCTTTGATGCGCAGCCAAACCTTCGTTTAATTACGACAGAGCCACACCTGAGCACAAATGCTGGTGCCCAGCGGGTTGATCTATCACATACTCCAATTAACAATATTACTGCAGTACAGATTACAGCTGCAGGATTTGCATCATTGACTCATGGTGGATTCATTGGTGCGCTTGATTTGCTACCCGACACATCTGTATTGCAGATTACGGCGGTCACTCAGGGAGCGACCACATACACCGTTGGAGTTGATTTCCAGCTGACTGCTGATCAGGTGGATTGGTCGCTTGGTGGTGCAGAGCCAGCAACAGGCTCGACATACGATGTCGCCTATGAGCACATTACAACCGTCGTTCCAACTTCTGTCGATGATACTGGCATGACGGTAACGGGTGCGGTGATTGGAACGCTTGTTTTGGTTTCATATAATTTCAAGCTATCGCGCATTGACAGACTCGCGGCGACGGCTACTGGTGAATATCTTTGGGTTAAGGGTGTCGCTTCGATTGCCAATCCGCAGGCACCGTTGATTCCGGGAGATGTTCTTTCACTCGCAACCATTTATCAGGCTTGGGACGCGACAACCACTGTCACGAACGATGGTGTTCGTGTTGTCCCGATGACTGATCTGAATAAGATAAACGGGCGAATTGATTACATGGTTGCATTGATCGCCCAGCAGCGTCTGGAAGGTAGCGCGAATCTACGCGACGCTTCACAGAAAAAGGGATTATTCACCGACCCATTTATCGATGATACGCTGCGTGATGCAGGCGAGGTTCAGACTGCTGCCATTGTCGATGGTGCATTGATGCTCCCAATTACAGTCACGAGCGTGAGCACACCTTCTCTTGATCCGGTCACACCCAAAGCAAATGCCTTCACCTTGATTGAATCAGTATCGCAGACTTCGCGAACTGGATCCATGAATGTTAATCCATATATGGCTTTCGATGTTCTCCCGGCACGGGTCGAGTTATCTCCTGCTGTGGATCGTTGGACAGTTAATGTGACTTCGTGGACAAGTGCTGTTATCCGTGGTTGGTGGGGATGGTCTTATTGGGGCTGGCGTGGCCGCAATTGGAGGCGTACCCGTTGGAATCGTTGGGGTTGGAATAACACAACTACAGAGCAGGCTGGTCAAAGTGAAACGCTCATCCCTTACATTCGCCAGCGCAACGTGTCCTTTGTGATCGATGGTTTTGGTGGTGGGGAAGTTCTTGCGTCCGTAACATTTGATGGCATCACAGTAACAGCGGTTTAAGGAGTAAGAAATGGCTTTAGTAGCGGATGCAAACGGTAGGGTTACTGGCAGTTTCGCCATCCCGGCAAATGTGCCGGCTGGATCGAAACTTGTGGAATTTATTGGTTCTGGCGGCTCTAAGGGGCAGGCGCAATATGTTGGGCAGGGTAAGCGGGTGAGCACTGTGTTTCGCCGCGTTTATACTCGTTCATGGTGGCGTTATGACCCACTGGCGCAGACATTTACCCTTGATTCCGCGCAGCAGATTTCAGCGGTTGATCTATGGTTTACGGCCAAAGGGACGAGCACAATCATCGTTCAGATTCGAGAAACAACGAATGGATTTCCGTCGCAGAACATTCTTGCTGAGGGGCGGTTGGATCCGGCAGTTGATATTACCTCATTAACATCACATACACAGGTGAACTTCGCACAGCCAATTTCACTGCTGCCAAACGTGGAATATGCCATTGTGATTATGTGTAATGACGCTGTGACAGCTTTGTCTGTTGCGCAGCTTGGCAAGTTCGACGCAAATGTTCAGCAGTGGGTTACGGCTCAGGCTTATCAAGTTGGCGTTCTATTATCTTCATCCAATGCTTCAACGTGGACGGCGCATCAAGATCGGGATCTTACCTTCCGGCTTCATCGCGCTATGTACTCTGAGACTGTTGCGACCATCGATCTTGGTATCGTTCCTGTTGTGGCTGCAACCGATCTCATGTTGCTTACAACGGATGACGTTCCTGATTCAAACTCTCACGTTGAATATGATCTAACACTTCCGGATACATCAATTATTACAGTGACGGATGGTCAGCCTGTACAGCTTGATGCACCAATAACGGGTGATGTTGGCATCTCTGCGCGAGTAACCGGCAACGTAAATGGTTCTCCAGTCCTATATCCGGGTTTTCAGCTTATCTCTTCGGTTACGGAACCTACCGGGACATATATATCACGTTCAATTAAGGCAGGTACCGGGGTTACTATTAAGGTTATTTTTGATGCGCTGCTTCCCGGCGGATCAACTGTGACTACTGAATATCGGCTTGATGGTGGCGTATGGGCTTCAGTACCGTTTGTTTCCTCTTCACCTGTAGATAACGGCTTCCTTGAAATGGTAAGTGAGGCAGCTGGGTTGACCGGTGTAAATGCACAGATTCGCCTAACGCTTAATGGCGGTGCTACTGGACGACCGATCATTCAGAATCTTCGTTTTATGACAGTGTAACAGAAAGGGGCTCGTTAAGAGCCCCTTCTTTTTTTATTGTTCTTTTTTTTCGGTGAATTCTATAAGCTGCTTTCTAGTCGAACACGCCCGGATGGATCGACGCATGTCGCGAAGTCGAGCAATTTCATCGAGCGTTATTTTATCGAACTTTCGTTTTGCATCGCGAAGCCCCTTGAATATTGTCCTCCCAAGTTCTTCATTACCAGAATAATGTCTCTGTGGTTTTTCATCTGGCGTTATGCCACTTTCGAGGTCTACATGGTAATAAATGGTCATTATTCGCTCCCCGTTTTTTCCTCTTCTTTCAGTTCTGAGAATTGCATCAAATCTTCCGCTGTCCACCCAGCTTGGATGGCTGCTTTATAGGAAGCACTGAAAAGCATCGCAGACGAATTTCTGTGAAACTCTTCGTCATACGCTGGTGAGACAATGGCTCCGCAAACGATTGATGTGAGTGCTGATAGAACAAGGTCAACTCGCTCGCCTTCAATTGCAGGCTCAACTTTTGCGATAATTCTCTTAATGCTGTCAATATATTCTGCTTCATTGAAGCTGTTTACCGGCTGCTGGTCAGCTGTCTTTGCGTTATCTTCATTGGTCATCTAATAACTCCCGTGTGTCATTTATTAAGTCTTTTTCTGTAAATCCATACATGGCCTCGAACATTCCCTTTTTACCAAGCATGTGTACTCCAGTATCCCCCAAGTGATGCTCATAACATAGGGGGATGAGATCGCGTTCATCGCTCCGCAATCCCATCCCTGTATGGGATCTTGGGTGGTGTAGCTGTGCTGGTGTTCCGGGAAATCCGATACGCCGGCACAAAGAACAACCGAGTTCCGCAACGCGGTTCCGATATTCTTTCTGCGCTTTAGTTGCAGCGTGCTTCATTTGTTATATCCATAGCGAGGCTCTTTATGGCTTCGGCACATTCATCTGCTGTTTTTCTCCGCTTTGCAGGTGCTGTATGAGTGATCTGGCACATTTCATCCCCGTCTGGGCATGGTACCTCCATGTTATAACAGACGCTCTCTGTGCAGATTTCAGCGGCTCTGCTGAGGATGTTGAATTGCATAGCTGTGAGTGCTGAGTGAGCATTTTGCTTAATGATCATCTGCGCACGATTAAGTAGGTAATTGCTTATTTCTGATGTTTCTCCAATATCGGTCGCATCATCAAGCAATTTTACAAGGCAACCTTGGAGGGTATCCACCTGTGTTTCCAGTGCTGCTATTCTTGCATTGTATGGGTCTGTAACGATTTCACGTACTACAGCATTCATCTGGTTTTACCTCCTGTTGCATGTTATCGACAGCAATTCGACAATGGCTGGCGATTCCTGTCAAGTGTAATCTTGTGGGGCTTATTTTTCTGGTGCTTGTTTTGCCCACATGATCGGTTCCTCTTTCCCTGTCGCCCATGCCTGAATAATATCGAGCATACTCATTCTTGCTGGGAATGTTTTGTGGTACCAACCACCAACAGGGAATCCATCTTCGCTAATGTTCGTCACAAAAACATAAACCTTTGTGATCTCTGGATCCCGGACATCGATACGGATTTCATCGTAGCTAATTTTTGTATCTGCCATATTTTCTCCTTTTTATTTATTATTCCGATTATCTGTTTCTACACTCCTCATGTATGCTTCATACGGCTCACCAGTATCCTTATGGGTGAATAGCCCATACCTGATATGATATTTTTGCAGCCATACTTTTCTGCTAAACCTTTTCAGCCATTGGGCTTAAACCATAAATCTTTACAAATAAGGTCTAAGGTGTGTTTCAAAACGGAATGTCGTCATCTACAGGGTAGTTGTCGAATCCGGGCTGTGGGTCGAACGGATCCGCTGGCGTTATCGGTTTGGTGTTGTCTTGAGGTTTCCGCTGTTGCGCTCCACCTTGGTTTGGAACCCCACTATTGTTGCTGCCTCGGCGGTTTGTGTCATCATTCTTGCTACCAAGTAGATCAAGCGTGTTTACATTACATTCGACAGACGTTCGCTTATTCCCGTCGTTATCAGTGAAATCACGCACCCTGAGTTCACCGCTGATACCAACCTGTGTTCCTTTCAGCAGGTACTCAGGTAGTTTACCTTCAGCACGTTTCCCAAATACAGAGCACCGGATCCAGTTTGTTCCTTTATTGTCACCGAACCCATAATCAACGGCCACAGAGAACGAACAGATTCCCATTCCACCCTGTGTAAAGCGTATCTCGCAATCCTTCCCCAGCCTTCCGCTAAATGTATAAATATTCATTTTTTTAATCTCCATCCTTTTTTAGCACTTTTTATGAAGTTTAGTGTTTGGTATTAATACAATTGTTGCATTAAAGCCATCCGCCTCGCCTGTACTTACGAGCCTGTGTTCCTGTTCGCTTATTTCTCGCAACACCCGGATTTCTATGTCTTGGGCGTGGTTTATTTTTTGTGTTTTTAACTCGCTTACTCATCGCGTTCCCCTTGAATGTACCGGCCACACATGGTGGCCGGATTATTGTTTTCTGCTGTTTTAGGTTGGTGTGCCGATATAGACGGGACTTTCGCTTGATGCAATTCGTTCCTTGATCTTCAATGCGAACTCAACAGCTGTCTCATCGTTGATTCTCGGCAGCATCTGTACCCGCGTGACGATGGTTGGCTTTTCACCCCCGGTTAGAACAGATACGCGAATGTTGAAGGTTCGCTCTTCCAGACCTTCGTATGGCTTGCATATGAAGGTGATGATGGCTGGCATTTTCAATGCATTTGATACTTCAGTGCTATCCATCCTTGAGCGGCTTTCGCGGAAGTTTTCAGTAACGTGTTCGCCTTTTTTGATTTGTTCGATTGTGATACTTCGGACTGCAGCAAATGCTTCAGCCGTACTAATATCGTCACCTTTTGAGTTTTTACATCGGATGATGCTGTTCCAATCTTCCATCCATTCAGAAATATCACGCTGAGAATTGCGGGCGGCGTTCTTTTCGAGGAGTGATTGGAATTCAACTGTCTTGCGCATATTCAGTGTTGCTTTGTGTTGGCCATGGAGAGGCTTATCCGTCGATCCATAATCGAATATCATGATTGCACTCATGGTATCCGGGTTGATGAAGCACGCAGAACCATCCGCTTTGTTGTTTTTTACATATTCGACGAACGAATCTTCGTCCGTCGTCACCAATCCGCTCCGCATGCATGTTGGTGCAGCGAGGTATTTTTCCAGATCGATCACCTTCATTTCGTTTGGTAATGCAACAACTGGCGTTGTTAGGTTGAGTTCACCAATTGCCGATTTTGCTGCCTCTATTACCTCGGCTTTTTGAATTTCTCTAATTGCTGTCGAGTCCATGTTATTTACTCCCAAGTTTAGTTACTTTATCATCTTCAAACATGTCAGTTTGATTGTTTGGCATCAGCGTCATGTTGCCTTTTTTATCCACAAACATAGGGGTGCTTGTGGTGTGGTCTTCTGAAATTTTTCCCTTCATCGTGGGTTGCACGAATGTCAGGCAGTGGTTGATCATTACCTGAGCACCACTCCCAAGTGGTCGGATGTCGAATCCGACAGTGACCTTCCCGACCCGCTCGAAGTTCACCACTGCATTGGCTACCTCTGATAGGGCTTTTGCGAGGTTTCGCTTAAAGGTTCCTGAGTCCAGAACCGCCATCATTTCATCTACATCAGTTGACATTTATTCCTCCTTTTTTTATTACAACGTACTGACGATGTTTGTCAGTTCCGCTTTTAGTGATGTTCTTGAGTGACGAGATATTTCCGATAATATCTGGCCAAGCCTTACACATACACCACTCACATCGAAGTCTTGGACTGTACTTTTAGCCAAGACTGCTTCGATATCTTCTATTGTCGCTGTGCTTGTTGGCACATCGTCATCTGGCACCGATCCCGACCGATCCTGCTTTTTCGGTGGTTCCGTTACTTCATCCTTCTGTAGACGTTGTATTTCCGCCGCACGCTCTTCGGCCTCAGCCTTCGCACGCTCTTCGGCTTTTGCACGCTCTTCGGCCTCAGCCTTCGCCTGCTCTTCGGCTCTGATGCGATCCCGTTCCGCTTCCAGCTTTTTTTCCTCTGCAGCTTTGTGCTCCGCAATACGAAGCTTGGCCAGATTCAGGAGGTCGCTTTTGTCTTTGAATATTATGCTTTGAATATCGCTGAATAGGAAGCCGTATTCACCCGCAGCATCTTTCAGTGCTTTTAGGTTCGCCTCAATTCCCTCGGCAATTTCATTTGCGGCGAGCTTTGCGCGTGCCAATTCATCATTCGCTGCCGCCTCCATGTTTGCAAACTTACTTTTACCTTTGATCGCACCAGCGAAGTCTGCTGTATTCAGAAGTTGCGGCATGGTGACGGTGTCACCAATTCGTTCTTGTAGTTGTGCGAGGTGTATGGAGAAAGCATCCTTTCTGGATAATACAATATTATTCCGTTTTGCTTTATCTTGAATCGCCCCCTCTTTTTCAAGTCGGAGCGCGGTGGCGTTGAAATCTTTTTGCACGCGCTCTATCGAGTTGAAAGCCGTATCGAGGTCAGTCACCTGTCCACGCATGTTGGTTTTGACAGCTTCAAGGTTTTTTGCGGTAGCCCGGCAGAATTTTGCCATTGCTTTCGCATTCGCGAAATCTTTATCGGAGTCAAGTTTATCCGGGACAGTTGCGATTATTGTTGCTGCCCTGCGCTCAAATTCCTCAAGGTTGGACTTGATGGATATATCTCCATCCACGTTTACAAATACTGCAGGTAAGTTGTCGATGGTTTCTGCGACTATCTCAGCCTCGATTACTTTAGGTGTGAATGTTTCAAGGTCTTTTTGGAGTTGTTCCCATCCACAAAGAAGCTTTTTCCTGCGCCCGCGAACTGGGGTGTATTCCATCATTTCGCGTTTTTCTTTCGTGCCATCAGACACTACAAATATCACTTTTTTCGCGCCGGCAACCAGAAGCTGTTGTTCAAGCTGCCAGTAGTGTGTTTCGGGTAATTTCTTTTGCCGCACTGCTTCAGCCAATTGCTCATTCCATAGCTTGTGCTCGAATATGACATCTTCCATCATTGTGATACCATCGAATGATGCGAGCAGGTAAGGGTACTCATCAGATATGGCCGTGACGGGGTACAAGTCCTCTCCCATCTCTTCTTCCAGCTTCTCCCTTGCCGCTGCCTCTGTAGCGTGCCCTTTATCGTACAGGCGTTGCAGGGCTGGATCCACTGGAGGGGTAATTCCTGTTTTTGTTTGCTGGAGAAGTTCATCCCGGCTCATGTACTTCGACTTCCCCATCATGGCTTGTGCCTCGGATGCGGTGCAGTAGTTCCGCCGAAGGGCGAGCCATTCCTCACTACCTTGGGTTACATTTATGATCTTCATTATACTTCCTCCGCATCAATGATATTGCACTTTATTTCTTTCAGTGTTTGAAGCTGCTCTTTGGTAAATTCACCCTTTGAAGATACTTTTTTCGCAACATCTTCCGCTGTGTATTTCCCGCTTTCGATACCCTCAGTCCACTTCGGCAGCATGGTTTTGAAGTTCTTCTCTGGATAGGGTGTGATGTCCGTTATTCCAGTCGTTTCATCTTCCGGTGCTCCAGTTTGGGTTCCGGATTCACTATGTTTGAAATCGGTGCCATCGTGTTCATTGAGCGTGTTAATGGCATCACCAAGACGTTCAGTTTTTGGCCAGTATTTACTTGCTCGCTTGACGCATGTTTTCCGCATCATTTCATTGAAGTCTGTAATCCATGGCCCGTTGGCTGCTTTTGATCTCTTCTGCACTTCTTTCACTTCTGCCAGAGACATTGTTTCAACCAGTATGGCTCCGCTATGGATGGTTGCTGCAACATAGACACCAATTAATGCGCCCCGGTCACCAAAAACATCAGGCTTATGTGATAGCCGTTCGTGCGTACCGTGTTCAATTTCAAATTGATCATTGGCATATACAAGCTGGCAGTTGAGGTGTGTAATGGATCCACTGTCAGTCGCAATTTTAGCCAGACCCATATATGATATATCAAGGCACACTTTTCCCTTTCTTGGGACGAGGTATGCAAGTTTCATCGCTGGGTTTAGTGTGATTCCACACAGAGCCACGTTTCGCACCGCATTGTGAAGCGACGGAATCATACTTGGGTTCTGAAGTGCCGTGTTCATCTCGCATACTTGCAGGGCAAAGCGTGCCTCACGTTCAAATTCTACAGGGCAGTTTTTCACCGATGCGAATGTTTTTTTTGTGGTCATGATTGCATCTTGGTATGTTTGCATTTGCGTGCTCATTTCTGATGCCCTTGGGCATCTACACGATGCAATTTAACTAAATTATTCATTACTTTCTCCCGTGGTTCGTTTTTTTATTAGGCTTCAAGCCCGTAATCCGGATGCTATACCACACAGGTACGCTATGCAAGGTTTCATCATCCATTTCTATTCAGATGGCGATTGTGTTTATTCTTCTTCTTTATATGCGTGCCTAGCTTGCTGTTTTGTTAGCGTTCCGGTAGTGTGCCGATATGAATATGACAGAATATTTCAACAAATATAAAACGCTCGGAATTCGTGCGTTGGCGGAGCGGGCGAATACAAAACCAAGCTATCTATTACAGCTTGTTTACTCGCCAACCAAGGTTCCGTCGCTACCTATGGCGTTACGCCTTGTTCGTGGCAGTGATCGAAAGCTGACCTTCGAGGGGCTTGCTCGCGAACCAGAAGAGGTTGAACGTGAGGCGTAGTCTAGGTGCGCTTGGCCGCTTGCGAGTTGGGCAGATGAATAAAACGGAGGCGGCTTACGCTGGCTACCTAAAGTTATTGCTGTATGCCGGTCAGATTTCTTGGTATCGGTTTGAAGGTATGAAGTTCCGCCTTGCCGACAAGACATTTTACTCACCTGATTTCGCTGTGTTGCTACCTGATGGTGTTATGGAGATGCATGAGGTGAAGGGTGCCCGTGCTATTTTTCAAGATGATGCAAAAGTGAAGATTAAGGTTGCTGCGGAAATGTATCCGTTTGTCTTTCGGGTGATTTACCCAAAATTAAAACGTGATGGTGGTGGTTGGGAAATTGTGTTGATTTAGGTTAAAAAAGCGAAGCCGCAGATGCGTGGACATCATGCGGCTTCTACCTGTACGATCTTTGGAGGAGAACGCGTGGATAAGTGCGATTATATATGTTCGGTTTGTATAACACAAGCTGAGAGCAGCGGGGGGCGACAGTGGCTATATCTGTGATGTCGAAGGTGTGGCCAATCGACCTACCCATGGGGCAAAAGTTTGTACTTGCTGCGATATGCGATGCAGCGAATGATGATGGCGAGTGCTTTTTATGTATCGATACCATCGCCTATAAAACAGGTTCCAACAAGAGAACAGTTCAGCGGAATATACTGATGCTGGAATCTCTGCTCTTAATCAAAAAAGAGTCGAGGTTAGGAAGGTCAAATATTTACCTTGTGAACCTTCCTCTTCTTATTTCATTCAAGAAACACCCTCAGTGGATTTGTCGCCAACCAAAGTTGCACCCTGCGGAATCCGTAGAACAGACCCCCGGCACTGTGC